ATCTTGTAGTCACCGATCTCGTGAGTCTGCGAGCCTTCTTCACGCGCACCAACTAGTGCGATGAGTTCTTCTTCTAAGGCTACGCGGCGCTCGTTAGCTTCCTTCTCAGCCAGCTTGGCCTCGAACAGCTCGTTTGCAATCTCAACTTCGTTACGCATTTTCGTTCCTCGTTTAGTGTTTGTGTTCTCGACGGAGAGAGATGCTACACCCCCTTGTGACGGATTGCAAGGGGTGGCATGATGTCACCATGGAAACACGAATTTTATCTCTTTCGGAGTGGCTGGAAGAGAACTGCTTGACACATGAAGAGTTTGCGCTTATGTGCGGCTGTACTCGCGCTGCCGTGACCCGGTGGGCCAGCGGTTCCAGAGCGCCATCACCTAAGTGGCTGAAGGTTATTGAGCGCAAGACCAAGGGTCAAGTCAATATAGCGATCGAAAGTCGTTTGACCGAAGGAGAACGAATCTATTTAAGCCTTCGGAAACAGGGGCTTACGCTATCTGCTGCGGCGAAAAAGATACGCATTCATCGCAATACTTTGGCTCGTTTTGTGAGGGGCCAAGCAGATACGCCGTCAAACATTGTTGAACGTATATACAAAGTAGCGGGGTTGAAATGATCGATTTAGTCATCTATGGGAAGCCGACAGGCAAGGCTCGTCCCAGATTTAGCCGTCGCGGCGGGAAGGTCGTGACGTTTACACCGAGAGAAACGCAGATTTACGAGCAGAACATCAAGTCTTTGGCTCAGGTCGCGATGATCGGTAAGGACATGTTCGCAGGTCCTGTGAAGGTTACGATTAAGGCTTACTTTTCCCACAAGAAAAAGACGGGATGGCATGTATCGCGTCCCGATATTGACAACATCGTCAAGGCCATTTTGGACGGCCTGAATGGCGTCGTCTTTGCGGATGATGCATCGGTAGCACAGCTCGTTGCCTCAAAGGAATACGGCGAGGAGCGAGTAGAGGTTCAAATAGAAAATGTCTGAAAATTTCATGGAACAGTATGGTGCGAAGCTCGTTGACGCGGGCTATCGCATCATTCCCATCATGCCGGGTACTAAGCGTCCCGGTCGTTATGACGGTGAAAGGTGGGGCGATCTTGCTCGCTGGACCGAAGTCACCGCTCAGAACTTCCACGTTGATATCTGGTCAAAATGGCCCGGTTGCGGCATCGGCATCCTAGCGGGTGAGGTAGTCGCGATCGATATCGATGTGCTTGACCAGCAGGTAGCCATTGAAGTCGGTAACGTCTTCCAGAAGAAGCTCGGCCAGACGGACCTGATCCGTATCGGCAAGTCTCCGAAGGCGCTCTACCTGTACCGCACGCTGGAGCCGTTCAGCAAGATCTCGCTGCATCCGATCGAAGTGCTCGGGCAGGGCCAGCAGTTCGTCGCCTACGCAATACACCCGGATACCAGCAAGCCCTACGAGTGGCCCTTCGAGGCTCCGCACGAGATCCCATTAGAGCGGCTCCCGCTCGTGACCCGTGAGCAGGTGCTGGAGGCTGCGGAGGAGGCTTATAAAGCATTACCGCCGCCCCTGCGGAAGCGATCGCTCAGCCCGAAAGGTCAAGTCTTCGTACCCGACAAGGATGCGAAGTCGTCCTACGAGGGTCTGGTTGGTACTTACGCTGCCGTTGAGGATGCCCTGCGCTACGTCCCGAATCCGGACCTGTCGTGGGATGACTGGAACCGCATCGGTATGGCGATCTACTGCGCGACCGAGGCGAAGGGTTTCTACATATTCGATCAGTGGTCGCAGGCTTCTGGCAAGTACAACCAGATTGAAACCCGGCAGCGTTGGGATCATTACAGCAAGTCTCCGCCCACCAAGATCGGCGCTGGTTCGCTCTACTTTCATGCGCAGCAAAACGGCTGGGTTCCGCCTGTATCGCTTAGTCTGAATCCGCAGAAGGCTCGTGCCGTTGAGGTGGATTTAAGCTCCATCAAACAAAACAAAAAGGACATTGTTAAGAGTACCCGCGAGAACTTCCCGCACCAATGGTTCCAGAGCCAGTCTCTGGTCGGGCGCGTGACTCGCTGGATTAACTCTACAGCACAGCAGCCCCAGCCGACCTTCGCGCTGATGAATACGCTCTGCATGTTCGGTGCGCTCTTCGGGCGTCGGTATGCAATGTCGCAGATCAACACCCGTTGCAATCTGTTCGCGATCGCTGTCGCGAAGCCCGGTGCCGGTAAAGATCACAGCCGTCAGCGTATCAAAGAACTCTTGATGAAGGCTGGCCTGAATCAGGTCATCTGCGGTGATCGCTTCAGTTCTGGCGTTGCCATCCTGCGCACGCTTTTTGATTACCCGTCGCGCATATCTCACCTTGACGAGATGGGCTTGTACCTTCAGAGCTTGACCGCGAAGAATGCAGCGGGACATCAGCGCGACATCATCAAGACCCTGCTAGAAGTGTATTCGTCGAGCAGCGGTATCTACCACGGTCAGGAGTACGCTGACTCTCGCGATCGCCAGCGGTACGACATCAATCAGCCCAACTTCAACTTCTTCGGTACTACGACCCCGAGAACGCTGATTCCGGCGCTGAACTTTGACATGGTCGATAACGGTACGCTAAGTCGCATTCTGCTGGTTCCGCCGTTCGAGGAATATCCCAACTCGCAGATCCCAGAGCTTCAGCCTCCGCCAGATGACATCGTTAAGGATATGCTGGACTCGGTGTCGGTCATCCCGCACGGTGCTGGGAACCTGACTAACATCCAGTCGATCCCCAACTCGACCGTGGCTCCGGTCATCGTTGAGTGGGAAGGGACCGCCTTCGAGCGATACAGCCAGATTAAGGATTGGCAGATTCAGCAGTCCCGAGGCGACGATGCCTTGTGGGTGCGCTTCTCCGAAATCGTGCTGAAGGTCGGCATGATTGAAGCAATCGCAATCGATCCCTGTGTGCCCGTCCTGACTGGCGAGATCTTTGAGATGTCGCATGACCTTGTGAAGTGGTCATTCAATTACACGGCAGACCTGCTGTATCGCGAAGTCGCTGAGAACGATATTGAAGCGGCTCACAAGAAGATCCTGAACCTGATTCGCAAGTCCGGTGCCGAGGGTATGAACGGCACTCAGCTTGCGAAAGCCTGTCAGGGCATGAAGGCTCGCGATCGTAACGAGATCCTACAGACGCTCGTTGAGTCCGGCGATGTGCTGGAAGAGGTCGTTAAGAACCCCGGTGCGGGGCGCGAGCGTCGTGTCTACCGGGTGCGCTACAGATAAAAAAATGCCCCGGCGGAGCAAAGCTTCAACACCGGGGCCAAGTCTCTAGGAGATAGCACGAGGGGAGTTTATCCCCTCGGATCTTTCCCCGCAAGCCATGAGACGTACCAGAGGGTCTTCCGGGCGTCCTGTTCCACGGCATCCTTATGACCGAGCCTCCAGAGGTAGGCAATGGCGGTGCCCTTCAGAAAGCCTCGCCACTCGTCCTCAGTCAGGGCTGACTTGATGGCGTCGATCGCCTCTATCTCACCCTTCTTGTAGTGATTAGGATTGATCGGATCGCTCATTGAGCTTCCCTTTTCGCTTGGCCTTTCGCTTGGCATGACTGAGCTTGGCCATGCGTTGGTAGTGCGCCTTAGGTCGTCGCTTCTTTGCTCCCGTAGCAGCGCTTCCACCTCGGCTTCCGATAGACGCCAAGTATTCTCGGATTGCATCTTTATCCCCTTGCATTTCGTAATAACTCCAACTCAGTCTTCAAGATATTCAGTTCCATCTGGATCACTTTGTACTCATCCCAAAGCCCTGCCGTGTGGACGTTGTTCAAAGCAACCTCAACCTTCTTGGCTTGGGTTTGACCGTAACCCCATGGCGCGGCTCGTAGTTCTTCTGCCCATGCTCCGGGCGGGGATTCTCTATCTATTGTCATGGATCATTCCCTCCACCGCTTTGGTGACTTGTTCGATGACGTTATCCCAAGGTGCAATCATGTTGTCCCTCGGGAAGATGCGGATGCTGGGATACCACAGGCTTCGGTCGCCATCTTTGTTACCCCAGTACCAGAGCTTGTTCGCATCCATCAACAGCACCGGTCGTCCCAGCGCCCCGGCCAGATGCACGGTCGAGCTACTAATGGCTACGATCACATCGCACATCTGACACAGCGCAGCGAGACCGTCTATGTCTTTATATAGATCCACCGAGGTTGTGACGATGTTCGTACCGTGCTGTTGATTAAAGTAATCGACCGCCTTCCTGTCGCTGCCGTATTGCAGGTTCACTAAATTCACATCCTGCTTCATGATCGGCAGGAGCTGCTCAAGGTTGACGCTCTTGTGAGGTCCGATCTTGATGGCTGCGCTCACCCACGATAGACCCACCGTCAGCTTGTTCGGGTCGAGTCCTGCTTCCTCGCGGTACTTCTTCACCAACTCCGGGTCAGCCTGCAAGAAGTTCCGCGCTGCGTACTTCTGGATGTCGTCCTTCTCGTTGATGAACGACCAACCCACACTCGCGAACGGAATCTGCTCCTCGTGCAGCGCAGCCGGTACCTGATCGCTGTTGGCGATGAAGTCAATGTCCGGCATCGAAGTCTTGAAGATCTTGATCAAGCGCGGGTCAACCATCGCGGTGACCTTATCGGTTCGCTGCCGGATAGCGGGTAACAGAGAGCCATAGATGATCTGATCACCGATGCCCTGCTCGCCCCACACCAACACAGACTTGGCTTTGGACTCCAAACTCCATTGCGGCTTCTGGGTTACGAGACGGCGGCTCTTGAACCGGTCGCTCCGCCAGCGCGTTTCATACAACGGCCAGCCTTCTTTGAACTCGTTCTGTTGTAGCAGTAGTAGCCCGAGAATCCACTGCGCGTTGGCGTCGTTGGGTTCAATCTCGTTTGCTTTGCGGAAGTTCTCAAGCGCCTCACCCCACCGTCGCATCTCCCAACTGGCTGCGCCTCGCTGGATGTAAGCATGGAGATAATCCGGCTTGATCTTAAGCGCAGCCGTGAAGTCTTCGATGCCAGCGTCATACTTCTGCTGCTCACTCTTCACGATGCCACGGTTAACAAGATCATCTGCCGTCAGCTTGCCGCGCTTTTCGGAGGCATCGTAGTATTTCTCCGCTCCCGCAAAGTCCCGCTGAATCTGTAACAGTCGAGCCTTCGCCCGGTACGCTACGATGTCCTTTGGGAATAGGCTGATCGCGTAGTTGCAGAGATCCATCGCCTCGGCATATTTCGCAGCCTGAAACGCGGTTTCAATTTTCTGAATTGTCTTTTGGTACTTGTTCATAGCGTCGATGCCACGGCCATCCATTCCTTGCCGTACTCCACATGAGTCCAATCCTGAAACCACGGACCCCCTCGGGTCATGTGTACTGCTATCGGATTGGGGCAGTCGTTCTTGGTGTACCAACCTTCGAGGTAGTTGTACGCAATCGGCAAGTGTCCGATCACATCGTCAGATAACCACTCGAACCGGTGAAGATAACTCGGACTCGCGATGTTCACAATCTCTGGCGTTAACTTCTTAACTTGTTCATGCTCACAGTTCAGGAACATGAAACTAGACCAGTTCTTTCGGGGGTAAACGTGTTGCGCTTGGTTGTTCATTTTGACCGTTTCGGTAGGCCGGTAATCGTGCGGTACCACGAAGCACGCTTTTGCCCCATCGGCGTAGTCAAGCAGAGTCGCGATGTCCCCCCGGAAAAGAAAATCGCAGTCTACAAAGACCGCCCAGCCGGTGTGCCCCGCGAGGTGTGGAGTAAGAAACCGCGTGAGGCTGAACTCCGTAGACGCGAGCGTATCGACCCCACGCCAATAAATACCCTGCTCGCGCAAATCGTTCTGCTTTATGGGGGTGATGTCGAGCGGGACTGAAGTGTGAAGCTCAAGCGACTTCTTGCACACCTCATACGCTGCCTCTTCGCGGCTGTCCCATCCGATGAAGACTTTAAGCATTGAGGAACGCCTCCTTCCGAGCCGGTCCTTTGAAGTGCAGAATCTTGGGTACGTGTCCCCCAACAGCACGCTCCGGTAGACAGGCATATTCGCTCTCCTCCATCTCACCCACGAGTTCAGGGTAAAGCATGTGAGAGTACACCTTGAGCGCCTCCTGATCCCCGTACCACGAGCGCAGATTCTGATCCATAAATCCCATCAGAATCGCCATGCCTTTCCACGCATGGTAGTTCTTGGTGATCGTCGCGCAGCCGAGATACGGATACAGCGTGCCGAGCGGAATGTTGTGATACTGCTTGAAGATTCCACCGCGCTGCTCTCCGTTGAACCCGGCATCGCGATCAAATGAGCGACGACAGAAGATGACTTCCTTATCACCCAGTATCGCTGCCGGGTTAACCGGTAGAACGAACAGCATGTCGGTGTCAATGTACATAGCAGGCTGCGTGATGCGAGCTTCTGCGAATGCGCGGGTACGCCAGTACATGATCTGTGCCGGGTCGCCTTTGGAGTATTTGTACTCATCAACGCCCTCGACCTTGGGGGTGGCGTCATCCGTACACATGATGACCTCGGCGTCGGGCATCACCGCCTTGAGCGATGCCACCATCTTGGTCGGGAAGGTAACGTCCGCACCAACGTGAAAGAAAACAAAGCGGCTCATTGTTCTTCCCGCTCCTTCAGCATGGCGTCGGCTACTCGGTAAGCATCTCGCGCAAGGCTATAGATGTTCGGGTGCGCCCCGTCTTGATGTCCCGCAAGAATTCCCTGAACAGCGGCTGCTGCAAAGTAATCCCGCAACTCCATACCGTAGGCTGCGCTATCGTCCTTCTTGCTCATACTTCCTCCAAAGGATCTTTTAATACGATGACGGATGAGA